ACCAACTAAAGTATATAGTAGATCACAAAAGAAAAAAGAACAATATTGGGAAAAAAGTGAATATCCAAAAGCATTAAAAAATATTAAAACCATTTTTGATTGGAGAGATTATCCCAATGAACATAAAGATAAATGGTTTGATTATATTAATGAAGAATTTAATAGAAGAGAAAATGGGCATTGGTTTAATAATAATGGTAAGTCTACTTACATTACCGGTACTCACTATATGTATCTTCAGTGGTCAAAAATTGATGTGGGTGCTCCTGAATTTAGAGAATCCAATAGACTATTCTTTTTATTTTGGGAAGCTTGTAAAGCAGATCAACGGTGTTATGGAATATGTTATCTTAAAAATAGACGATCTGGTTTCTCGTTTATGGCAAGTTCGGAAGCAGTTAACCTTGCTACTATTTCGAGTGACGCAAGATTTGGTGTATTATCAAAAACTGGTTGGGATGCTAAGAAGATGTTTACAGATAAGATTGTACCAATTTCTATTAATTATCCGTTTTTCTTTAAACCAATACAAGATGGGATGGATAGACCCAAGAGTGAATTAGCATATAGAGTACCAGCTGTAAAATTTACTAGAAAAAAATTACAAGTCAATGAAAAACTTGATGAAATAATAGGTTTAGATACAACTATTGATTGGAAAAATACAGCTAATAATAGTTAAGATGGAGAAAAACTTAATTTATTAGTACATGATGAAAGTGGTAAATGGGAGAGACCTGAAAATATTTTAAATAACTGGAGGGTTACAAAAACATGTTTACGATTAGGTAGTAGGGTTATTGGAAAGTGCATGATGGGATCAACTAGTAACGCGTTAGATAAAGGTGGAAATAATTTCAAAAAGTTATTTAATGATTCTAATATAACAAAAAGAAATAAAAACGGACAAACAAAATCTGGTTTATATAGTTTATTTATACCAATGGAATGGAATTATGAGGGGTTTATGGATAAATATGGTGTACCGGTTTTTGATACACCAAATGACCCACTATATAATATATATGAAGATTTAGTTGATGTAGGTGTTATAGATCATTGGAATAACGAAGTGGAAGGTTTAAAAAGTGATTCAGATGCTTTAAATGAATTCTATCGTCAGTTTCCCAGAACCATTGAGCACGCGTTTAGAGATGAAACAAAAAATAGTATATTTAATTTAGCTAAAATATATGAACAAATAGACTATAATGATGGTACAGGTAATGATCAAATATCTATAGGAAATTTTCAATGGCTTAATGGTGTAAAAGATACAAATGTTATATTTTATCCAGATTTAAAAGGAAGATTTAAGATAAGTTGGGTTCCACCAATTCATCTACAAAATAAATCTATAGAAAAAAATGGTATTAAATATCCTGGAAATCAACATATAGGAGCGTTTGGTTGTGATAGTTATGATATATCAGGAACAGTTGATGGGCAAGGATCAAATGGATCTTTACATGGTTTAACGAAATTTAGTATGGAAGAAGCGCCTAGTAATCAATTCTTTTTAGAATATGTAGCTAGACCTCAAACAGCTGAAATATTTTTTGAAGATGTTTTAATGGCGTTAGCATTCTACGGTATGCCATTACTTGCAGAAAATAATAAACCTAGATTATTATATTACATAAGAAGAAGAGGTTATAGAGGTTATTCAATGAACAGACCTGATAAGGTTTGGAATAAACTATCAGTTACAGAAAAAGAAATAGGTGGAATACCAAACACAAGTGAAGATATTAAGCAAGCACACGCTGCTGCTATTGAAACATATATACAAGAATATATCGGTATAAAATTAAACGATAACTATGGTGATATGTATTTTAATAGAACGCTTAATGATTGGGCTAAATTTGATATTAACAAAAGAACAAAATTTGATGCTACAATTAGTTCAGGTTTAGCTATAATGGCATGTAATAGACATTTGTATGCGCCTAATATTAAAAAACAAAAACCAAAAGTTAGTATAAGTGTTTCTAAGTATACTAATACTGGAGCATTATCACGAATTATTAAATAAAAAATATGGCAAAAAATTCAACCGGAACAAAAGGTTATTTTCCTAGTCAAGTTGTACCTGACATTGAGAAATCTAGTTATGAATATGGATTAAAAATAGCAAAAGCTATTGAGGGAGAGTGGTTTGGAAAAGACTTTAATGCTAATAGGTTTAATGTAAATCAACGAGATTTTCATAAACTTAGATTATATGCTAGAGGTGAACAGTCAATACAAAAATATAAAGATGAATTATCTATAAATGGTGATTTAAGTTACCTTAATTTAGATTGGACTCCAGTACCTATTATACCTAAATTTGTTGATATTGTTGTTAATGGTATCGCAGAAAGAACTTATGATATAAAAGCATATTCCCAAGATCCTTATGGTGTTCAAAAAAGAACCGAATATATGGAATCTCTTATTACTGATATGAATACTAGAGATTTTAAAGATGAAATTAATTCAAATTTTGGATTAAATTTATATGAAAATGATCCAGATCAAATACCAGGTTCTGCAGAAGAATTATCATTACACATGCAGTTGACATATAAACAAAGCATTGAGTTAGCAGAAGAACAAGCGTTAAATGTGTTATTTGAAGGTAATAAATATGATAATACTTTAAAAAGATTGTATTACGATTTAGCTGTTCTTGGTATATCTGCTGTGAAAAATGAATTTAATACATCAGAAGGTATAACCATTAAATATGTTGATCCTGCTAATTTAGTATATTCATACACTGATTCACCATATTTTGATGATATATATTATTGTGGTGAAGTAAAAAATATACCCATTAATGAACTTAAAAAAGAATTTCCACATTTAACAAATGAAGATTTACTTGAAATTGAAGAACAACCACGTCAAAATGCTCACGCGTCCAATAGATATGGTACCACATATGATAATAATAATGTAGATAATAATATTGTTCAAATATTATACTTTAATTATAAAACATATAATCACGAGGTTTATAAATTAAAACAATTAGCAAGTGGTGGGGCAAAAGCTATTACTAAAGATGATACATTCGATGTACCGGAAGGTATGGAGGTGCCATTTGAAAAATTATCAAACGCTATTGAGGTTTTGTATGAAGGTGCTTTAATATTAGGTACAAAGAAATTAATAAAATGGAAGTTGGCTGAAAATATGATAAGGCCTAAGAGTGATTATACTAAAGTTAAAATGAACTATAATATTACCGCTCCAAGAATGTATAAAGGTAAAATTGAATCATTAGTAAGACGTATAACAGGATTTGCTGATATGGTTCAATTAACTCATTTAAAGTTACAACAAGTATTATCAAGAATGGTACCTGATGGTGTTTATTTAGATGCTGATGGTTTAGCGGAAGTTGATCTTGGGAATGGAACAAATTATAACCCGCAGGAAGCATTAAACATGTTTTTTCAAACTGGTAGTGTTATTGGTAGATCATTTACACAAGAAGGAGATCAAAATCCTGGTAAAGTACCGATTCAGGAAATTTCCAGTGGAAGTGGTGGTGGAAAACTTCAAAGTTTAGTAGCTACATACAATTATTATTTACAAATGATAAGAGACGTAACCGGGTTAAATGAAGCAAGGGATGCTAGTACACCAGATAAAAACGCATTAGTGGGTGTACAAAAACTTGCTGCAGCAAATTCAAATGTAGCAACAAGACATGTATTACAAGGAGGATTATTTTTGAGTGCAGAAACAGCTGAATCTTTATCATTAAGAATATCTGATGTATTAGAATATTCTCCAACGAGAGAAGCATTTATTCAAGCAATTGGTGCACATAATGTAGCAACATTAAGTGAATTACAAGAGTTACATTTATATGATTTTGGTATTTTCTTAGAACTACAACCAGATGAAGAAGAAAGACAAATGCTTGAAAATAATATTCAAATGGCATTACAAGCTAATAATATAGAACTTGAAGATGCTATTGATGTACGGGAAATTAAAAATATTAAGTTAGCTAATCAATTATTAAAACTTAGGAGACGAAGAAAACTAGAGAGAGATCAAATGACTCAACAGCAAAATATTCAAGTCCAATCACAAGCAAATGCTCAAGCACAACAAGTTGCTGCTCAAGCTGAAACACAAAAAGAAGCTGCAAAAAATCAATACAAGATACAACTTGAGGCAGCAATAGCAGAACTAGAAACTAATAAAATGACACAAGAAGCGGAACTTAAAAAAGAATTAATGGCTTTAGAATTTCAATATAACTTGCAATTAAAGGAAATGGAGGGTAGAGGTTTACAATCAAGAGAAGTACAAAGAGAAGATCGTAAAGATGATAGAGTGAAAATGCAAGGAGATGAGCAAAGAAAAGCAATTGACAAAAGAAATCAAGGTAAAGGTGATACTAGATTTGAATCTTCAGGTAATGATATATTGGGTGGAGATATGGGATTAGGAAGATTTGGACCTAGATAATGTTTAACAAATAAATAAATAATAAAATGGCAATAGTAACAAATGATTGGACTGGGCAAATTTTAGCGTCAAGATGGGTCGATGACACAGGTGCTGAAACTCCTGGTAGAGGAACTCATTTTTGTGCAATTGAATGTATTACAGCTACTACATTCACAGCATTGGTATCAGAAAAAATAAGAGAGCATGATACTGACACAGATAGTAGTGGTGCTATAAATGCAAGTGATACTTATTCTAGCAATAGTGTTTATATTAATACCGAAGATACTGACGCTGGTACAGCAATAGTATCTGGTGACACTTTTCCAGTTGGTACAATATTGTACGGCAAATGGACAACTTTTACACTAGCTGGTGGATCAGTAATAGCATACGAATCTAAATAAGAAATTTGTATACAATTATGTATACATTTATGTTTAATTAATTATATAATATTATATTATGGCAAAGAAAGATGAAAAACCAATGATTGACAAAAAAAATGCTGAAGCGCCTCAGGGTGATAAAGTAGAAGTCAAAGCAAAACCTCGAATGAAAAAGTACAATGAGCAAGATGATACACCTATTAAGGTTAATTTAGCTCAACCAAAAGAAGAGGTTAAGGAAACGGCTACAGAAAAACCTGTAGATGATCAACCTAAACAAGAAGATGAAAAAGTTGTTGAAGAAATTCAAGAAAAAGTGGAAGTGGAAAAGGTTGAAAATAAAGAAGAAAAAACTGAACAACCAGTTTTGGAAGAAATTACAAGTGAAACAACTGATGAAAAAGTTAAAGAGGAAGTTGAAAAAGTTGAAGAAGTTGTAGAAGAAACTATAGAAAAAACAGAAAAAACTGGTGAAAAACTACCAGAAAATATTCAAAAAGTTGTAGACTTTATGAATGAAACTGGTGGTGATCTTGAGGATTATGTTAAATTAAATCAAGACTATGATAAATATGATGACACAGCTGTATTGCGTGAATATTATAGACAAACTAAACCTCATTTAAATAGCGAAGAAATTGATTTCGTAATGGAAGATACCTTTGTGTATGAAGATGATGTTGATGATCCAAAAGATATAAAACGAAAGAAATTAGCGTTTAAAGAGCAAGTTGCCAACGCTAGAACCCATCTGGACGGGTTAAAGTCCAAATACTATTCAGAAATTAAAGCTGGTGTTAAGTTAACACCTGATCAACAAAAAGCAATTAATTTCTTTGATAGATACAACGATGAGCGAACTAAACAGGACAGCATAGTAAAAGAACAGGAATCTGTATTTAATAAAAAAACTAATGATGTATTCAATAACAAATTTAAAGGTTTTGAATATAGTGTTGGTGAAAAAAAATTTAGATTTAATGTTAAAGATGTGAATAATGTTAAGGAAACACAAGGCGATATTGGTAATTTTGTCAACAAGTTTGTTGATAGAAAAACACAATTAATA